AAAAAAGATTGATGAAAAAGAAAGTACTTATTACACTGAATTAACAAATTTAAGTTGTCCAAAATGTGATTGTCATGTAGATGTATACTTACCGAATAAGGAGAAACTAAAAGATGAAACGTAAATCCGATTCTAACTCAAAAAAAGCATCAGCAGAGATTGTAATTGCTGTAGGAATAATGGAAAAACCTTCTAAAAAAACAAAAAAAGCTTCAAAAAAAGCAAACATGGGAGGAATGATGATGGGTGAAAACAAAAAAATTAACCCAACAACTGGATTATCAATGAATAAAGGTGGAATGATGAAAGATTATCGTAAAACAGGAATGTTTTATGGTGGTGGAATGTCATTTAGAGGTCAAAGACAAGAAAATAAAGGGAGAAGAGGACGTTTTGTGACACTAACATCTAAATCTTAAATGTTAAATGCCTCCTACATGTCCTATTTGTAAACAAGAGCTTAAAATATTTGACGTTTATACATATAAAACGAAAAAATTTCGGAAAGTAAACAGTGTTTGTATACCTTGCAAGAAAAAAGAAGATCAACGTAGATTAGAAAATACAAAAGAAAAAGGAATTAAGTAATGACATTTAAATTATCAACAAAAAGCCAAGATAGATTAAAAGGTGTTAACAGTAAACTTGTTAAAGTTGTTAAAAGAGCTATAAAAGAAACAAAAGTAGATTTTGGAGTAATTTGTGGATTGAGAACTTTAGCTGAACAGAAAGCTTTAGTTGAAAAAGGAGCTTCGCAAACATTAAAATCTAAGCATATTGATGGATTAGCTGTAGATTTAATGGCTTATGTAGGAGGGAGGGCTTCATGGGAGCTAAATCTCTATGATGATATAGCAGATGCCATGAAGGAAGCTGCAAAGCTTGAGAATGTAAGTGTACGTTGGGGTGCAGCTTGGCATGTAAATAATATAGCAGATACAAATCACAACATGGATGAGGTGATGAATCAATATATTGATCTAAGACGTAGTCAAGGAAGAAGACCTTTTATTGATGGACCTCATTTTGAATTGTCATGATAAAAATTTATTTGTTATTAATTAGTGTTTGGGGATACAATGGAACTCATTGGGAGTATACGGGTAATCAATATGTAATGAAAAACGCTTTTACTTTTGAAGAGTGTCAAGCATTAATAAACGAAGATAATTGGAAAAGACATGAAAATAATGTATTTTATACGATGCAATTTGATTGTGTTTTAGAAAATTCTTATTAATAGAGGATAATCTATGGCTAATGTACTAAGAACATCCAGATATAAAAATGCTAAATTAGATTTAACAACAACTGATGCAACGATTTTATATACTTGTCCTAGTTTAATGGATACGTTTGTGACTTCTATATTAGTTTCAGAAGATAGTGGAAATGCAGATACTATTACGTTAACATTAACAAATGGTTCAGATGTGTTTAGTATTTACAAGGACAAAGCAATAAGTGCAAAAGGAACATTAGAATTATTAACGAATGAATTAATCTTAACATCTGCGGATATTTTAAAAGTTACAGCAGGAACAGCAAACAGAGTACATGTCGTAGCTTCTTTTATTGAAGTTCCAAAAGCAACGACTGCATAAAAAACTTGAAATTTAAAAAGACTTGAGTATAACTTAGAATTATTGGGATATATAGATGCCACACTCAGATCGTAAAAAAGCTTTATTAAAAAAGTATGGTTTGTCAAAAACAAATCAAGCTAAGAGGACACCTAGTCATAAAACAAAATCTCATATTGTTGTGGCAGAAAAATCAAAAACACATGAATTAAAAGTTGTTAGATTTGGACAACAAGGCGTTTCTGGAGCAGGTAAAAATCCAAAAACTGCAAAAGACAAAGCTAGGAGAAAGAGTTACTATGCTAGACATAACGCACAAGATAAAAATCCCGATAAGTTTTCAGCTCGATATTGGGCTCATAAAGTGAAATGGTGAAATTATGGTAAATAAAAAAACAAAAACTAAGTCTAAAAACAAAACAACAACTAAAAGAGCTAGGAATACGAAAGGACATTTTAAAGCAGATAATCCTTCAACACCTAATATTAACGAAGCGTATGAGTCAGAGTCAAAAGAAAAACCAAACATTATAAAAAATACTTCAAAATTTACAACGACTAATATAGCAATTTTAGTTATAGTTATTATTATAATAGCTAGTGTAGTTATTGGGGTGGCATTTTGATGAAAAAACAACAAGTTAAAAAAACGATTAAGACTGTAGCTTCGAAATTAAAAAAAGCTAGTAAAGCTCATGCAAGTCAGTCAAAAAAACTTTCGGCAATAAAGTTAAATAAAGGGGGAAGCACTGTAAACAAAGCAGGTAACTATACAAAACCAACTATGCGTAAAAATTTATTTAATAAAATTAAAGCTGGAACAAAAGGAGGAGGTGCGGGTCAATGGTCCGCTAGAAAAGCTCAAATGCTAGCTAAAGAATATAAATCTAAAGGAGGTGGTTATCGGTAATGCCACATTATACTAAAAAATTGACTAAAGTTATTAAAGGTTTAAAAAAAGCATCTAAACTTCATGCGGGTCAAGCTAAGACTTTAACTGCTATAAATAAAGATCAGAAAAAAAGGTATTCTAGTAATGTCACGAAAAAAACCAGATCCAAAAGTAGGAACAGGTAAAAAACCTAAAGGAAGTGGCAGAAGACTGTATACGGATGAAAATCCTAAAGATACAGTCAGTATTAAATTTGCCACTGTGAAAGATGCAAAAGAAACGATAACTAAAGTAAAAAGGATTAAAAAACCTTATGCAAGAAAAATACAAATATTAACTGTTTTAGAGCAAAGAGCTAAAGTAATGGGCAAGATGGAGATTGTTCGATTAGCTAAACAAGCAAAATTACAACTGAAAAGAGAAAACGAGAGGAAGAAATCATAATGTCATATTTAATTAGTGATATACCCTATTTTAACTGTTGGGTGAGAAAAGAGTTTACACATAATCATGAAAAGTATCATGGTGAATTTTTACATGCAAAGGCGATAGCAGTGAATACAATACCAGATCGATGTTTAAGTTTTCAAGTTGTCTTCACAGGATGTGAGAGTGACTTTGATGAAACAGAGAATGTACATGGTGGTGCTATGTGGGCAAGAATGCCAATTACTGCTTTAGTTGCAGATGAGCCTCATTATGATTCATTTGAAGATTTTCCAGAAAAAATGGAAACTTATCTTGCACAACCTTGGGATTGTAGTTCCCATAATCATGCTGTGATAACTATGGCGAGAGTAAGCTCTAGTCCTTGGGAATGTAAAATTAGTGGTGATTGGTTTTTAGGTAAATATTTATTTACAGTAGATTATACAGAAAGTCATATTTCAGATGATGCTGCCCAACATAAGCAAAGTCATGTGCTACACTTACTTTCGGGAGAATGGATGGGCAACATAGTTGCTCTTCCCAATAATAGAGTGAGGGCTACAAGTCCTGCTTTATGGGAGACTGGTAGTGGTGCTCCAGATTTCAAACCCAGTCAGTTTCTTCACGCTGCTGAGATACATGAAAGTTATCTTGACCCAGAAGAAACATTTAATAATTTATATGCTAAAAATACAAACAAAGGAGACTAAAATGACTAAACAAAAAATGCCGATGGTAAAAGATAAAAAAACAGGTAAAATGGTTCCTGCTTTTGCAGTTGATGGTAAAGGTAAAATGGCAAAAGGTGGAATGACCAAAAAAGGTGCTACTAAAATGAGAAATGGAGGTATGACTAAAAAAGGTGCTACCAAGATGAAGAATGGTGGAATGACCAAGAAAGGCTCTACTAAAATGAGAAATGGTGGAATGACAAAAAAGGCAGCCACTAAAATGAGAAATGGTGGAATGACGAAAAAAGGAGCCACTAGAATGAGAAATGGTGGAATGACCAAAAAGGGAGCTACCAGAATGAGAAATGGTGGAATGACAAAAAAAGGCTCAACTAGGATGAAAAAGAGATAATGACTCTTAAAAAGTCACAGAAAAGTCTTAAAGATTGGACTAAACAAAAATGGAGAACAAAAAGTGGGAAACCTTCTACGCAAGGTAAGAAAGCTACTGGGGAACGTTACTTACCTAGTGCGGCTATCAAAGGTTTATCTTCTTCTGAGTATGCAGCTACTTCTAGAGCTAAAAGAAAAGCTAAACAACAAGGCAAGCAGTTCTCTAAACAACCTAAAAGAATTGCTAAAAAAACAGCAAGGTACAGATAAAGATGACTAAACAATTAACTGAAAAACAACAGAAGTTATTAGAAGTTCTTTTTGATGAAGCAAACGGAGATGTTATCTTAGCTAAAAAGTTAGCGGGTTATGCTGACAGCTCTAACACTTCAGATATTATTCGGTCAATAAAAGATGAGATATCTGAAGCTACTAAAGAGTATTTAGCTAGGGTAGCTCCCCGTGCTGCTTATTCTATGGCTAATGCTTTAAATGATCCAACAGAATTAGGTATTAGAGATAAAATGACAGCAGCAAAAGATTTATTAGATAGAACAGGATATAGTAAAACTGAAAAGATGGAAGTAAACTTACCTAATGGTGTATTTATTTTACCTCCTAAAAATGACAATGAAGATAATTAAATGAAAAAACCAAGAAACTATCGTAAAGAGTATGCCACTCATGGAGCTCTGCCTCTTCAAAAAAAACGTAGAGCTGCCAGAAATGCGGTACGGAATCGTTTGTTAAAAAAAGGAATTGTTCATAAAGGTGATAAAAAAGAAGTGGATCACATTAATATGAATCCTTTAGACAATCGTCCTAAGAACATTAGAATTGTTACTAAATCTTTTAATCGAAAACGCCAACCAAAGAGAAAATAAAAATGACTTTTAGAGAAAGTTTAGGATTTTGGGACTTACCTCAACCTCCTGATGCAAAAAATAAAAGAAAGTGGTTACCTATACCTAGATCTACCAGTGCAATTCCTTTTGGCTATATAATAAGTCCAGAAGATAGTTCTCTTTTACTTCCTGTAGATTTAGAATTAGATGCATTAGAAAAAGCAAAAATTCACTTAAAACAATACAGTTATCGAGAGGTAGCAAGATGGTTAAGAAAAACAACTGGTAGATATATTTCACATGTAGGATTAACAAAAAGAATTAGAGATGAAAAAAAACGTAAAGCAACAGCTAAGATTAAAC